GTAATTATATCTTCAGTCGTGTATGGGGTGACAGCAGTGCGCTGCCCTTCGGGCTTAAGATGTTCATTGTCAAATTGACGATCAACCTTGTCCGAGACGATACCAATTGCCATTCCTAGCAAATCAGCGCGGAGTTCATATCCGCTTTTATTTGAATCACTCATTTTTTTCTCCTGTGTGTGTGTGATGTAGCAGGCTATTCCCGGTCTGCCAGCGGTCAGTTGATAATCAAACCAACTATTTAAAATGTAGCAGACTATTCCCGGTCTGCCAGCGGGGCGAGCCTAGCCTGCTACCAACTCATTAAAAGCACGGTCGACGTCAGTAGTTTCGGTCGTGCTGTATTTGGCAGTCTCGCGCGAACGCGACTCGGCGGATCCGTCTCCGGCAAGCTGCTCGTCGAGAATAGCGCCGACTTGCTCCGGTGTGAGACGTTCAAAAAGTCCGTCAAACTCGGGCATGCCATCAAGGAGGGCGGGGATGGCTTCGGTATCCTCAAGTAATGTTGAGGTGTTACGACGCATTTTCAGGCTCGTCTGGGGATAGGCACCGGGCTTGGTGGGCTTGGTGTAAGTGAGAGTAATATCTGTACCCTCCTGAATGTCTGTGACATCCCCATATTCAGGGTCTAAAATATAACCGAGAAGCAATTCGTATGCGGTCTTACCATAACCGTATACCTTAATTCCCTCTTCTTCTCGGCCGCGAATAACGACTGGGGAAAAGTAGCGGGTACGTACAAAGAGTGACTTTGCAAGCTTTTTGCTCTCCTCGTCGTTGTTCTCGCTTCCTTCTCGCCAAAGCGAAGAAGCGAATTCGCAGATAGGACATTGTTCTCCAAAGTTTCGTTTTGGACATAGGACACCGCCCTTGTGATCTCCTACATTGTAATGAAAGAACATTTCTTTCAAAGGATCTCCGTCGTTAGTTGGAATGATCCGAATATCGGTGTCTCCCTCGTCTGGCTTGAACCAAACAGAGTTAGAATCACCCTTGTTTTCACCGCGCAAAGTTGCGAGCTTGCGGCGCATAAGCTCCATATCAATTGACATTATTCAATTTCTCCTTTTGTGAATAAAGTATAACACACCCAACTTTAAGAGTCAAGTGTTTTTTGTTCTTGTACTACGTTTGTGTGGGCAACGCAGAACCCAAAATCTTCATGTTCAGTTTCGTAGATAGCATAAGAAATTTTTCTAAAAGCATTTTTTGGCTTTTCCTTAAGCATCTCAACAAGCTTCTTGTGCAACCCTCCTTCGGTTGCTAACTTTTTCTCATTTATACATATATAATAACACAGTTCTCTGGGGGTGTCAAGGTCAAAAAGCCATTTTTCTTCGAGATTCTTTATATTAAGCATTCCAATGGTTCTAATACGATTAATTTCTGCTGGTTTCGATACTTGGCCAATTTCAGGGTCCGAAAATTCAAAATAATTTAAATAGTGTATGGCTGAAAAAATAGAATTATTTAACACATCATAATATGTCTTAATTGGCACTTCGCCTAATACTTTTTCAAGATGCAAATTCGAGATCAAAGTAATAGAACGGAACAATCCTGATCTAGCATATTCTTGAAGAACACCAAACGTAATTTTTTCTAATGTTCTAGGCGTGCCTGTTAAAAGATCTGTGTCGGGCCTTATATAAAAAAGATCTATATTTTTATTTTTAATTTGCTCTAAAATTCCAAGCACATAATTAGAACTTTTAGAAGACCCCATCACAAAAACCTGTACTCTATCTCTGATGTCCGCAAAAAATTTGCTTAAGTCGGGAATATTATCTTCATATTCTTCTGGTTTCTCGAAACCTTCTAGCTTAAACATAGAAGCCGTATTTCTCGTTACTCTGTTGTTTAGTAAATATACTTCATAGTTCTCTGTGCTAGAAAACTTTTCTGCCATGGCTGACGCCGCATTACCAATACCGATTACTGAACTCATAATTTTAACTCTTTAAGATCGTAATAATTTTTACCGCAAGTTAAATTAACTAAAAACTTATCTAGTTTGTTGTTTGCAAATATCTCTTTAATTTCTGGGATTAAGTTTCGTTCGTCATTTGCCAAATCAACAACAATCTCGTCATGTACAATATGAGATATAAAAGACTTTTTATCTTCTAAAAAAGTGTCCAAGCTATCGGCGCGCTCCATCACTAAATCAGCAGTTGTGCTCTGAATTAAATAATTTAACGCCTTTCTCTTGGAGACTGGTATTCTGCGTTTAAACTTTGTTATAATATAACCTTGATCATACCAATTGTCAAGTAGTTTTTCGCGGTGATAAATATTAAATTCGTCATCGGCTGCTTCGGGATTATAGAGCCATGCAAAAAATCTTGTTTTTGCATCTTCTCTTGTTAGCCCTCCCTCAATGAGATTCTTTATATGCCATTGATGTACGTCTTCCTGTGGCTGCTGTTCGCCTGCTAATGCAATGAAGGTTCGAACTTCTGCAGCGTTATAATCAAGAGACAAAAACCATTCATTATGGGGCTTTAAAAGCTTTCGAAATTCTTTTTGAACCGTTAGTATGGGAAAGCTTTCTGAATAGGTTGTGAGGCGTCCTGTGACTGTTCCGAAGAGATTGTAGTCTATATATCGAGGCCCTTTTAGGAGTGTCTTTACTCTGGTTGAATTTCGGGATGAAAGATGCAAATTTTTGCACTCTTCATTGTTTAAATTAAGATTCTGATATCGTATCTTGTGTAAGAGCTTTTGGATATTGTTTAAGTGTTCATAACATCCGGGCTTTTCGTAATTCTCAAAAACATGTTCTGTTATTTTATTTTTAATCTCGCAGAATTCCTTAAGAAAATCTTCAGGAACAAGATCAAAAATACAGTGGTCTCGCATGTTAATCTTTGCTATTTGAAATGATTTGATATACGCACGCAGTCGTTTCTGTGTCTTTTTTAATGTTTCTTGGAGTTCTGGTGGGCACACTTGATTAAGAGCCCGGCCCTCGCATAGTAGCCATGCATATTCAATATTCATGTCAACAAGTGAGCCAGAATATTTCCATGTTTTTGTTAGATCTTGAGGAAAATTATCATAATGGAGTTTTCCCTCAGTGTATGTTCCAATGCATTCAGATTTATCGTCAATCGTTTGAAATATCATTCTCTACCGCTTGTATGTGTTTATTAATATAACTCATCGAGCCGCGATAGTCAAATGGTTTATTTAAAATTCTTTCAAAAACTAAAAGTGCCTCACTAATGTCAGAACCAATTGCCAACTCTACGCAATCATCAATAAGAATATTTTGCTCAGCTTCTTTAAAATTAGTTTCTTCTTCCAAAAATCTCATTTTGCAGTAAAGCTTTAAAAAATACTCTTCAGGATACTTTTTAACTAATTGTTCTTTAGTGTAAGTTTCTGGATATACTATTTTTGTTACAATATCACAAATGGGTGGGCCGGCGGCGAGGGCGCGGCTTTCTCTTTGTATAAATTTATCCAGCTTAATTCTATTATATAGACGTAATAAAATATATTTAAATCTAGCATACCCTTCATCGTGGGGTGTCTCGAACGCATAGTTTAATATTCCATCGGTTGTTCCCATGCCATATTTAGCAGCGTATTCTGTCATGACCGGACCCCCAATATCAGCTACTAAGCGCCACGGAATAAACTGGTCAACCATGAAACCATAATTGCTACAGGCGTTAACAAAAAAATCCCAATTTTTGCTTTCCCAAAATTGTTTTGTTTTTTCCTCATCATTAGATGGGCTTAAATCTGCAATTTCAATTACTAGGCCAGAACAAGTAACAGGAGCATGCCGACTTTTAATATATCCGGACACTGTAAAGGCATATTGGGATAGCGAATTCTCTAAGAGCGGAATTAAATGTTGAGTAAAGTCATCAAAATTTTTTACTTTAATCTGTTGTGCCTTAAACTCAGCCGCTAAAGAAGAGAAATAATCATTTAAGTAATCATCATAAAGCTTAAAGGGATCTTCATATGTTTTATAAATTTGTAAATTACTTAAAAATGGATGTGTTGTATCAATCTTTCCACTAAATGAAGATTTTTTAAATTGCTGTGCTAAATCTTCAAATGCGTCAACAACAAATGAATGGGCCGAATTTAAACTTTTTTGTGATAGCTCGGGATCAAAGCGCCGAAAAGGCCCCGTGAGGGTGTTAGGATCGCGACTAAATCGCGGCACAATTGGAACATAAAATCTATTAACTCTCCCATATAGATATTTTTCAGCATTATTAAAATCAATTATATTTTCATGTGCATGGCTTTTAAATGCTATGTATTTATAATAGCCTCTTTTGCTAAAAAGCCCAATTACAGTTTCTGGTTTGTCACTAATAAAATCTGCCATTTTAATTTACGGTGTCGGAACTTGTCCGCCTCCTTCGGGGACGATGGGGGGCTCGTCTACTGGGGTCCCGGATGCGCCTGCAGATCCCTGTGTAGATTGTGCTGGGATGTGGGTCCAATTATTTGTTGCGGTACTGCATTTTGATGCGCCTTCTATGTCTCCCGCGGCTCCTCCCGCAGTAGAGCCATCGCCGCTAGTCCTACTTACATCATCCGCTTGTTCTAAACTCGCAACCCATTTAGCAGTAATGCTTGTTTCTGCTTGTCCTATTCCAAATTGGGTTGTAGAGCGTATCACCATATAATAACCACCAATTCCAAATTCAGTTATATCATATGTTTTATTGCCATCAGAAAAATATCTTGTATTTCCAGGTGTCCATCCTCGGGGGTCTATGTAAATATAACATCCCGGAAACATTTGAGGAAGAGCATATGTGACAATCTCTGCATCAAATGTCTCACGAAGTTGGCGCAATCCATCATAGCCATCTTGTTCGAATCTAACCTCTGGTAATCCTGGCGATGTAGTTTTCGTAAGTCCTATGGTTTTAACCATTCCGTGTGAAAGCCCTGTTTGGAAATGAAAAATACCATTTTCAGTATCTTCCATAAACTCACCATTCATATGTTCTCGGGGCTGCACTCTGCCGGCATGATATACTAAATAATTATAATTATCTTCGGGTTTCAATGACGTTGGCCTCCCGGGTGCTGGTCCTGAGATATTTAATACTGGCCGGATAGGTGAAGGAAAAGTTTCTTTTGAAATATGGAGCGGTACATATTCCGCAAACGTCTCATCGGGATACTCTTGCTGGAGAGCCATGCGAGCTTCATACATATGGACATAATTAGCAGTAAGAGTATCCCACCCCATTGTATTATAATCGCTCAAAACTGTCTGAGTGTTCCTTATCTTTTGTTTAATAGGATATTTAAAACAAGTATCATCGTTCAAAAAATTACGAACAAGCAAATTAAAAAAATCGTTTAAAAAGTTAGGGAGCGTATATACAGTTTGTTCTTTCTTTAATAGCTGATCTGTTAGCCATTCCATAAAATATTTTACTGAAATTGGAATTAATGCAAAGTTAATTTCTTTTGACTGGGCAGCGTTTGCTGGATTAATAATTTCAAGTGGGCCCAATACTGCTCTAAATTGTTTAAATTGATCTGCGAATTTTCTAAGCTTGTGTACCTCAAACTGTATATCACAGTCGGTAATAAATGTAGGTAGCCGGGCTTCGTCAATAGATGAAAGCTGATCAGGCATCTGGGATAGGTATTCGGAGATTCCATCTAAAATAATATCAACAAGGTCTCCAACATAAAAAAATGGGAGATCTGTGTTATCCATGTTATTGGCTACATGCGTCAAATATCGAGCCTGGGCATCAGCCCCTTCTTCTGACAAATTTGTGCCTCTGTGGCGCCGGTTAATCGCGTTACGCATCTGACGCTGATGTTGACCCGACTCGGCCGTGCTTGGCGAATAGACATTCCCCCGGCTAGCGGTGATGGCGTATGGGCCGCGGCGGCGCCAAGATACTAATTCAACATACGACATTCTTGCAAAATAGATCATTTTGTTGGTATATAATTTTGATAATATTGTTTGTAGGCTTTTGAGTTTGTCTTTTTTAATTGAGTCACCTTCCTTTTCTTTAAACTCTTCAACTTTTTCGTCTTCACAAACACTACGTATCTTTTGAAATTGAAGTTTTCGCATAACGGCGCGTTCGGCTAGCTCTATATCAGCAAAAATATTAA